AGATAAACCTATTCGATTGTTAGAAATTGGTATTCACCGTGGCGGCAGTTTGGCCTTATGGCATCATTATTTCCCTGAAGCTGATATCTATGGTCTTGATGCTTTTGATTTTGGTGCTAAACAAAACTGTGAACCTTATCCAAGAGTTAAAGTCACTTATGCGGATGGTTATCGTAAAGACTTTGCTGATACACTTCCATCATTTGATATTATCATTGATGATGGTCCACACACCAAAGAAAGTCACCTACAATCATTAGATTTGTATTTGCCAAAATTAAAACCTGGTGGTATGTTTGTAATTGAAGATATTGCAAGCATGGAATGGGTATCTGAATATATGATGTTGGTACCTAATGATATGAGTTACAGAACGGTTGATTTAAGAGAACCTTCTGGTATGTCTGATAGTATTATTTTTTGTGTGACTAATAATGGTTGATATTTCTTTTTGTCATCTTGCCTCAGCAGGCAAAAAAGTATCTACTGAAAAGATGGTAGAGAATATTCGTAAGTATTATCCTGATGCTTATTATTTCCTAGGTTCAGATGCCGCAGATGATTTATCAGATATTGGTGTTGCCAATAATTGTGATTATTTTCCATTTTCGGTTAAAGTTGGATATCCTAGTTACAATTTAGAAAAACTGTTAGTATGGTTTGAACGATTTAAACTCGCTTGCCAGAAATGTGAGACTTCACATATAATGATGATGGAAGACGATGTTTGGATTAAAAAGGAAATTACAATAAATGATTCTTGGGAAATGGCAGGCCACAACATTACTGTTGGCAATATCATTCCCGAAAACATTATAGATAGTATTACAGAGTTTTCAGGTAGACGACCAATCACTAATCAATATGGTTGTGGTGGCGGTTCAATCTTTAGAGTGTCGACCTTTCTGAATAACTATGATAAAGTGATTGAATGGTTCAAACAAAATCATGATAACTTTCAAAAGCAATACGAACCATTAGGTTTTATGGATTGTTATATGGTGGTGTTTTATATGTTATGTGGAAAAGATTATTCAGTTAATCCTTATTTGACAGACACACATCACCATAGAAATGATGGTTATGATTATGATAAATTTGTTGAAACTACTCCAGCACACATTGAAATTGTTAATAACTATAAAAGGTATTATTGGGTATGAATGAAATTAGTATTGTAACGGCCTTCTTTGATATTGGCCGTGGTGAGTGGACACCAGATAAAGGTTTGCCACATTATTTACAAAGAACAACACAAACATATATTGACCGATTTGCCAACATGGCTAAACTCAATAATGAAATGGTTGTTTACACTTCAGCCGATTTAGTTGATAAAGTTAAAGAGTTAAGAGAAGGTAAACAAACTCATATTCTGACTATTGACTTCCCAACATCATTTGTAGAACTGCGTGAGAAAGTTACCGCAGTACAAAAAGATCCTGCTTATCAAGCAAAAATAAATCCCATGCAAGTACGCAATCCAGAATATTGGAACGCTGACTACGTTGTAGTAAATGCCATGAAGTCTAGTTTTGTTGTTGAAGCCATTAAAGCTGGTTACATCAACAACGAATTAGTCGCTTGGCTTGATTTTGGTTATTGCCGTGATGAATCTACATTGAATGGTGTAGAGACATGGAGTTATCCTTTTGATAAAGAGAAGATTCATTTCTTTAATGTCAAAGATTGGCAAGAAGGCACAATCATTGAAGATGTTATTGCTAACAATGATGTACATATTACTGGACCTATGATTGTTGCTCATAAGAATAAATGGCCAACATTACAAGCATTGGTACATCACAGTATCCAAGAATTATTGAAGAACAATTTAATCGATGATGACCAGACTATGTTATTGATGTCTTATTTGTTTGCTCGTGAGGCTTTTGAGTTACATAAAGTATCAGCAGAAGATTGGTTTATTGCTTTTAAGGAATATAATGAAACTGTATCTTAATGGAACTGCCAACCTTGGCGATTTTCTAAATGCAATGCCTGTATTGTCAGGTCTTAATAAGTCTTATGGTAAGTATGATTTAATCATTAGAACAGAAATGAAGAAGTTCAATGGTCTCAAAGAATTTCTCATGTATCAAGAATTGTTTAGTTCAGTTGAATTTGATTCTGATATTTTTGTCTATGGTGAGATTATACAATTAAGTTCTTGGCCAAGTCGTGAAGATAGATTGAATCCGAACCGACCAATTGAGACTTGTCGTTATGAGAATTGGTTAAAAGACAAATACGGACTGCAATTTGAAGTTGATGATAACTTTGTGGTTGAAACACCAGATTTTGATATTGAAGTTAAAGATGAGTATTATGTTGGTGACCGATGGGCAGTAGGTAACATTGATGACCGCAGAGAGACACATATTCTATCACACTTGGACAAATATAACTTCATTGATTATAACCGACCAATGTTAGAGAATGCTTATATTCTCATCAATCTAAAGAAACCATTTATTACAAACTTTACTGGCATTGGTATGCTTGCTGACTTATGTAATATTCCATTGTATTGTGTATGGAAAGCAGAAGATTGGAAGCCAGAGTTCCGTGTTGGTGATAATGTTAGTTGGGATGGTGGTCGTGATATTCAACAAGTATTTGAAAAACATTTTTATCTTGACCGTCAAGCAAAACTAGTTCATGCGAAAGATTTAGAAACATTACTATGATTATTAATATTGAACCCGGTACATTTGGCGGACCATTACGCAATGGCGATTTACTCGGTGTTTGTAATGTAATAGAACACATCAGAAAAATTAATAGTAATCCATACATCAGATTCTATTTGAAAACAGAAGCCGTCAGCACAGAAAAATATGTACAAGATTTTCATATATTTCTTTTAACTGAAACAAATTATTTTTCTTCACATCCGGGACAAGAAACTTTACCATGGCGTAATGTTAATGTTTGGGATTTCCGTGATATTTGTGGTGACATGGTTAAAGTACCAAACAAAAAAGAAATGGAAAAGAAGATTGTTATTTTCCCTTTGTTTGATGCACCATACAATACTTACAGAAATTGGCCACCAAAGTTACTTGAAACTATCTGTAAAAAATACAGTGCGCCGGAATATGATGATTACGAAAAACTTATCTGTGTTGGTAAATATCCATTTGGACATGAAGAATTGATTTCGGTACAGTTCAAATATAGCTTCGATTTTATGGAAAATATCAACCATATACAGACTGCGGAAATCTTTGTCGGTGGTGACACAGGAACAACACATTTTGCCTTTTCTCTTGACAGGGGACCTAAGGATATGTTATACTATAACTCTAGTAGGGCTTTGGTACATACTTTACCATTCTATTTGTTAGAAGGTAAAGGCAGAATGGCAACTTATTGGTTAGATTTTGAAAGAACTCAATTCTAAATCCAACAATTTTGGCACTATGTATCTAAGCCAATGTTTTTAGTGTTTGGAGGTAGAATTTCAAAAGTTGGATAAATACAACCAAATTCACTCTTTTTAGTAGCCATAGTGTGCTACATCTTAAAAGGATCTTAATGCAGTCGTTTAAAACTTTTCTTAAAGAAGAAGCCGGTGCCGATGAAGGCAAACTCAAGCATATTCATCATGCTGAGGACAGACCACTATTTCATGGCGCCAAAGGTTTTGAACACGCAAAAGGTGCATTAACTCAAGCTCACGAACATATTAAGTCTGGTAGTAAATCTACTCATCTTACAATGAAGTATGATGGTAGTCCTGCTATCGTTTTTGGACATCATCCTGAAACTGGTAAGTTCTTTGTGGCATCTAAGTCTGCCTTCAATAAGAATCCAAAGATTAATTACACTCACGAAGATATCAAGAAGAACCATGGACACGCACCAGGTCTCATGGATAAACTCCATGCGTCTTTGAATCACCTCAAGAAGATTGCACCTAAAACAGGCGTATATCAAGGGGATTTGATGTATACCCACGATGACTTAAAACACCATAAGAATGGTAAGGTATCGTTTACCCCAAATACCATTACCTATACTGGTCATGGTGAAGAAGCACAAAAAATTAAAGATTCTAAAATTGGTGTTGTAGTTCATACGCAATACCATGGTAAAACTGCTGCTTCATTAAAAGCAGACCCACATCCAGATTTACATAATTTTCATCCGCATAAAGATGTTTGGACAAAACATCCTGAACATGATACTAGTCATGTACATTATTCTGAAGCTGACCAAGATGAGTTTCACAAACATATCGCTGCTGCACAGAAAATTCATAGTGAACATAAAAAGACCATGTATAAGACCACAGAACCACATGGTGGTGAAACAGGTCACTTATCAACATACATCAACCATACAGTTCGCACCGATGAGAAGCCATCGGCTGAAGGTTTGAAGAAACATATTACCGACAAATACAATAAAGCAATTGAGAAGTTAAAAACTCCAGCATCACAAGGCCGTAAACAAGCTGAGTTAAATACTCATGTGAAGCACATTGATGCTCATAAGAAAGACTATGAAAATTTACTAAAGATGCATCAGCATCTACAAAAAGCAAAAGATGTATTGGTTCATACACTAAACCAACACACAGGCGATTTGGAACATCACATAGATAGTAAAGCAACTGATCCAGAAGGATATGTCGTTCATCATGCAGGCGAACCAACCAAATTAGTGAACCGTAAAGAGTTTGCTAAAGCCAATTTATTGAAAGTAAGAAAATGAAGTCATTTTTAGAACTAGTAGAAGAAAAAGAATCGGAACATAAGCCCGTAGTAATGGCTTTTGGCCGCATGAATCCTCCTACTACTGGTCACCTTAAACTCATCGATAAAGTTAAGCACGAAGCTGAGAAGCAGAAGGCTAAGCACGTTGTTGTCGTTTCACACTCACAGGATTCTAAAAAGAACCCTCTATCAGGCGAACAAAAACTTAAACACCTTAAGCGTTATTCTCCTGGTACACATTTTGAGGCTTCCGATAAAGAACACCCAACTATCCTACATCATGCCGCCAAGTTACACGCAAAAGGCCATGATAAATTAACTGTTATTGCTGGTTCAGACCGTGTTAAAGAAATGCACGATTTGTTACACAAGTATAATGGTGTAAAAGGCCGTCATGGTCATTACAACTTTAAAAAGATTGAAGTTAAGTCTGCTGGTCATCGTGATCCTGATGCCGAAGGTTCTGAAGGTATGTCTGGCACTAAGATGAGAGAACACGCAAAGAATAAAGACTTCCATTCTTTCCGTCAAGGCGTTCCACATCATGTATCTGATGCTCATGCAAAAGAACTCATGCACGATGTTCGTAAAGGCATGGGATTACACGAAGCCGTAAACCATGGTCAATTTAAAGCAATTTTTGTTACTGGCGGTCCAGGTTCTGGTAAAGATGTTGTTATCCGTGAAGCAATTGCTGAATCTAGGATTGTAGAATTGAATTTCATTCAAGCTAGAGATTATTTGGCCGATAAACAAAAATTATCTGAGAAAACTAATGATTTCCGCAGAGAAGCAATTCGTGCTCGTGGTCCATTGATTATTAATGGTCCTGCCGATGACAATGAAAAGATATCTTACATTAAAGAAGAACTAGAAGAACTTGGTTACGATACCATGATGATTTTTGTTCATACTACTAATGAAACTAGTCAGGAAAGAAATTCATTATTGTCCAGAATGATGGCTGAATCTGTACGATATGATAAGTGGGTTAAATCTCAACAAAACATTACACAATTTAGTGAAATGTATGGCAATTTAGTAACCTTTGACAACACAGGAAACCTAGATACCAAGGAAGAGGATATAACTAATATATACCAGTCCACCAAAGAGTTTTTGGACTCCAGAGCAACAAATGAGTCCGCCACCGATTGGTTAAATAGAAATGTAAGTTTATTTGGAGAAGATAATGTTAAGAAAAATTCTAAATCTATTCAGCAAAAAACCATCGGAAGATACAACAACTTCTTCCGAGCCAAAGGTCCAGCAGACATCAAACCAGACAACTCCGGAAGTCTTGTCGGTTCCAGAGACCAAATCAAAGGCGGTACAGGCCCACGCAAAGACCCGAACGGTCAAGGCCACTCCGGCGGAGCATGGCACGGCGCCTACAACGAAGCAGCGCCCACGCTCAAAATCAGCGGCCCGCCCAAAGAACCCAACTTCCAAAAAGACAACGACAAAAACAAAAAAATAAAACGTGGTGATAAGTCGTTAAGTGCAGGAAGGGTCGGTAGACCCGATGGTGTAAGCGGAGAATACGATACAAGAGCAGGTGGTCAAGGTGCCGCAGCAGGTGCCGGACTTGGCCAGAACCTTTACGGTGAAACACAAGAATATAGTAATGCCAGTCAGAACGGTACAGCAATGCTTGGAGCTAAGGTAGAACCAAATCCTTTATCCGAGAAGAAGAAGAAAAAATTAACTTTTAAAGAGTTTAATGGTTTTCAAAATGATGGCGAATCTGGACTTGGTGGTGTTTTAGGTGGTGCCAGCAACAAAGAAGGCATGGATACCTACAAAGACCCAAACCGTAATATTGGTATACAAATTGTTAAGAAGAAGAAAAAGAAGTTCAATGAAAACCATGTTTCAGAATTAGAAACTGGTTTGAAAAAATTAGATAGTCATAGTTATGATTCTATTGATAGATTGATGCAGAATATTGCAAGTAAACACGGTATTACCGGTAAAAATTTGCATGATGATTTTAAAAAGAAACACGATAAGATTCCAGATAAATGGATTAAGGATAAGAAATGATATCTTTTAAAAAATACTTAAATGAAGTTGCAAAACCTACCGGTGCTTTAAAGAAAGCCTGTTGGAAAGGTTATACTGCTGTTGGTACAAAAGAGAAGAATGGCCGTACAGTACCTAATTGTGTACCTGAAGAATATAATCCAGAAGAATTGTTCGACATACTCGAAGAAGTTGTATACGATATGGCAGAACAAAACGGTGTTGATCCTGAATCTATTTGGGAAGAACTGGAAGATGTTTCAGACGAAGAATTATACGAATCTGCTGCTTGGCGTAGAAAAGAAGGCAAGAATCCTACTGGTGGTTTAAATGCAAAAGGTATTGCATCTTATCGTAGAGAAAATCCAGGATCTAAATTAAAAAGAGCTGTAACTGGTAAAGTAAAAGCCGGTAGTAAAGCAGCTAAACGTAGAAAGTCATTTTGTGCTCGCATGGGCGGCATGAAGGGACCAATGAAGAAACCAAACGGTGAACCAACAAGAAAAGCACTAGCATTACGCAAGTGGAAATGCAGATAAAAACAGGAGAATAAAAATGTTTGCAAAGACCTTAGTATCCCAATCTATGATTGACGCAGTTAATCAAGTTTTGGAAGAAGATAAAAAGAAAATGATTACTGACGCAGAAATGGATGAAACTGGTTTTCACAAAGCTGCTCACGCTGCCAAGAAAGCCAACCAATCTCATTTCGAGTTTCAAGGTAAAAAATATCCTGTTACAGCAAAGTCTCATGCAGAAGCAATTGAAATGGATGAAGCGGCTGAGAAAGTACCTACACCAACAGGCATGAAAGTTTATGGTTCTAGTTACGGTAATTCTAAGAAAGCTCGTGCTGACCAAACTAAACATTCCGTTGATGATGTTAAAGGTCCTAAAGCTAAGGACATGAAAGAAGAATCTAAAGATTGTATTACTGAACCAGAAGCAAAGAAGATTGCTAAAAAAGAAGTTGGTCACCACAATGTGACTATGCACAAAGGCCAAAAGAATACAGTTAAAATGGAAGGCCTTACTTTTGCTGAAAAATTATTAGCAATTCACGAAGCAAAAAGTTCTGGTACAGATGAAATTTTCACCGATAATAATCTTGGTGAAGAAGAAATGTCTGACGCTCAAATGAAGAAGCGTGAAAAGATTGTTATGTCTATGAAAAAAGGCGAAGCTGGTTTCAAACAACGTTATGGTAAGAATTGGAAGAATGTAATGTATGCTACTGCTACTAAGCAAGCAATGAAAGAAGATTCTTCTGATGAATACGAAGGTGAAGAATTGGATGAAGCATCTCCAGCAAAGAATACTGATATTGCTGATAAGGCATATTTGAAACACAAACCAGGTACTGTTAAAGGTACAATGACACAACTTGGTCGTTTTCTTAAAGGCAAACCAGAAATCAAAGAAGAAACATTAGAAGAAGCAAACATTACTCATGCTGCTCACTTTGATGATCCAAAGACTGGCAAATGGGCAAGTATGGCTCTATTGACTGCTAAGAATGATGAAGATGCAATGGAACAAGCCAAAGACTTATTGAGAACTCATGCTTATCGTCATTACAAATTGTCTGCTGTTGAAAAACATGAGCCAATCAAAATGAAGATGAAAGAAGATGTTGAAGTACAAGTTGATAAAGCTAGTGATAAAGTTACCACAGATATGTTAAAAGGTCGTGTTGCTGGCGGCAAAATCAATTCTTTCAAAAACTATAAAGTAGATTTGAAAACTGCTGGTGAAGAACCAGTACCTAAGCAAATCGAAAAAGGTGAAGATACAAGAGAGAAACAAAAGATTACTACAAATCCAGGTGCCGTAGATATCAAGCTTGACGACAAATTAGGTCATCCAACTCCACAATCTCATTTTTCTTCTGAACATCAAATTACTCATGAAGAAGTTCAAATGGATGAGAAAGTAATTGCTGGTAGTCCAGGTTGGGAAAAGATGCCAAAGAATGTTAAAGATAAATCTGGTGCAGTTCATACACCAATGAGCCGTGCTCGTGATTTGGCTCGACAATCATTTAAGAAGTTGAAAAAAGAAACAATGATGGGTAAGATTTCTAACTAAGAGACTCGTATGAAAAAGTTTAAAGATATCGTTAAGAAGAATCCTGAACCAGCTAGGGGCACCAATTTTACAAACCCTAGCCAGTTGGGTCAGTATTCAGCTAAGCATCAAGTTGCTGAATCTGCTACATTAAATCAATATCTACAATCTAAAGGTATCGACCCACAATATGTTTCGAAAGATACTAAGATTGCTCATTCTAAGTCCAATGCTTTCCTAAAATGGAAAGAAAGACATATGAATGAAGATATGACTACACAAAGAAAAGATGGCGATGCTCGTTCTTTAGACATTCATTCACCAACATTGCGTAGACAAAAATCTTTACAAAAAGTGGCTTCACATTATACAATTAAACCAGTAACGACACATCCTCACCAAAATCCTATTAAAGG